GGTGAAATACAAGGTTATTACTATGCAAAAGATTGGTCAGAGATTACTGCAAAAACACAACCTAAAAGAATACCTGCATTTGGAACTAGCAAGTCAGGATTAGAAATATTATATATTAAACCTTATAGAGCTGGATTTTATTATTACTCACCAGTAGATTATCAAGGGGGGTTACAGTATGCGGAATTAGAAGAAGAGATAGCGAACTATCATATAAACAATATACAGAATGGCTTGGCTCCAAGTATGCTTATAAACTTTAATAATGGTGTGCCTACAGAAGAGCAACGATCTATGATTGAGCAAAACATACAAGAAAAGTTTAGTGGTTCTTCTAATGCTGGTAGATTTATATTGGCATTTAATGATAGCAAGGAGCTTTCTGCAAGTATCGAGCCAGTTATACTAAGTGATGCACACGAGCAGTATAAATTTCTTAGTGATGAATCTATGAGAAAAGTAATGGTATCACACAGGATTGTATCGCCTATGCTTGTAGGAATAAAAGATAATACTGGATTAGGTAACAATGCTGAAGAATTACAAACAGCATCTTTACTTATGGACAATACAGTTATTCGTCCTATGCAAGTTACCATACTAGATGAACTAGAAAAAGTATTAATGTATAACGGAATTCAATTAGATATATACTTTAAAACACTACAACCTTTAGAATTTACTGATCTAACTAATGCTATTACAGATGCAGAAATAGAAAAAGAAACAGGTATAAAGAAAGAGGATAGTGAGGTTATAGAAGAAGAACAAATTAACACAGAAGAATAATGGCAAAAGCACTATTTATAAAACGATCAGATTTAGTCAAAAACACTGCATTAAATTCAAATGTCGATACAGATAAATTTATACAGTTTATTGATTTAGCACAAGAGATACACATTCAAAACTATTTAGGTACAGATTTGTATGACAAAATAAGTGCTGATATTTTAGCTGGTACATTATCTGGAGATTATTTATCTTTAGTAAATGACTATATACAACCTATGCTTATACATTTTGCTATGGTAGAATATTTACCATTTGCTGCATATTCTATATCTAATGGAGGTGTATATAAACATAATTCAGAGAATAGCCAAAATGCAAGTAAAGAAGAAATAGATTTCTTAATACAAAAAGAAAGGGATTTTGCTGAATACTATGCTCAAAGATTTATAGATTATATGTCGTATAATGCATCTTCTAAATTTGATGAATATTATAGTAATTCTAATCAAGATATATATCCAGATAAAGATACAGGATTTCACGGATGGGTAGTATAAAGAAGAATTACAAACCTAAAGAGGTTAACGTAAAAAAATTATTAACTTACTTAAAAAAGAAAGAGAATGGCAAACACAATAGATTGGGCAAAGATATACTGTAGCACTGAATGGGGTGACACTGCAAACGAAAGTACATTACATATCGATTCACAACCAACTTGTTTTGAATAATGGCTACACTTTCGAATACTAAAATAAAAGATACTTATCAGTCGCTTGTTAAGTTTAATGACAATGGTAATATAACAACGTCTCCTAAGCGTCTTACAGACGGTTTTGGGAACGTTTCTCCTTTTTATGTATCTACCACACAGGTTGGTATCGGAACGTCTCCTAACTCAAGCTATGACCTTCATGTTTACGGTAACACTAAAATAGGTGCAAACCTAGACGTTTCTGGTAATTTAACAGTCAATGGTACTTTAACATATTTAAACGTAACAGATTTAGCTGTAGAAGATCCGCTAATAAAATTAGCAAAAGACAATGACGCTAATATATTAGACATTGGTTTATTTGGTAAATATGCTGTTTCTACAAATGTTAAGTATAAGGGTTTTTTTAATGATGCTAGTGACGATAAATTCAAAATATTTACAGGATTAACAACAGAACCAACAACAACAGTTGATGTTAGTGATAGTGGATATACAGTTGGAACTCTTGTGGCTAATGTTGAAGGAAATTTAACAGGAGATGTTACAGGAGATGTTACAGGTGATGTTACGGGTGATGTAACAGGTAATTTAGAGGGAAATGTTACTGGTGGCACTATAAGTGGAACAACTGGTACTTTTAGTAGTAATTTTATTATAAATTCTGATAGTTTTGCCTTTAATGGTACTGCTCCAGTTATGACAGTAAACAGTAGTAACGCTGCATCTGGTTTTAGAATTAACATAACTGGTTTAGATGAGGTAGGAGATTCGTTAATTAGATTTCAAGACAACTCTACTACAAGATTTAATATGACAAAAGATGGTAGGATTACTACAATAGGCAATATAGATACAACTTTAGTTATAGACACTAACACAAATGCACAGCCATTAAATATAACTAGATTAGGTATCACCTCTAGTCAAACACTACAAATTGGAATAACTGATACTGTTGCTATTTTTAACTACATAGAAGATACAAGTAGTGAAGGTACAGGTGTTTTTGGTACTTATAGTTTTAGATTAAGTGGTAATGATGGTGAAGCTACTGTAATACCTTTGACATTAGGTAAAACAGAATCTACTTTTAGTGGTCAAGTAACTATTCCAGAAACACCAACAGCAGATGCTCATGCAGCATCTAAAAAATATGTTGATGATAATACTGGAAGTACTGATTCAGCTAAAAGATTAGAGGTTGATGTTAAAAATGTTCATGGTGCTACTTTAGCAAAAGGTACTGTTGTTCATGCAGAACCCACTGGAACATTAAGTGGAAATGTTATTGAGGTTGTTGCAGCAGATGCAAATACTCGAATGCCAGCAATAGGTGTTTTAAATGAGGCATTATTAGATGATGGTGAAGGAAAAGCAGTAATGTTTGGAACTGTACAAGGCATTGATACATCTGGTTTTAGTGTTGGTGATGAGTTATATGTTTCTGCAACTGCTGGGCAATTTACAGCGACTAAACCAACTGCAACAAATGAAGAAGTACAAAAGATTGCTATTGTAGTAAAATCTCATGCAAGTAATGGATTAATAAAAGTATTTGGTGCTGGTAGGTCAAATGATATACCTAATAGAGTTAATAGGGATATGAATTTTACAGATGATTCTGAATTAACTTTTGGTGATAGCGATGATGCTAGTATTAAATGGGATTCAACAGCTAGTCAATTGTTTATAGATGGCGAATCTAAGTTTTTAGATAAATTAATTGCAAACAACAATTTTGTAGCTCAAGGTACTGTTGATTTAAATGTAATGCCAACTCATCAATCTGAGGGTTCAATAAAAATAGGTAGATATGATGGCAATACAACAAGGTTTCATTTAATAAAAAACTACGTTTCAACAACTCTAGCTAGTAATTACATGAAATTTTCACTACATAATGATGTTGATAACGATACAACAGATGTTTTAAGTTTATTTGGTGATGGTAATATTGTTGTGGCTGGTAATGAAACTATTGGTAACACAACTATTGAAGCTGATAGAATATTAAAAATTCAAACAGCAGCAGAGTATAATACTGAATTACAATTAAGAGAATCGACTGATAATTATGGATTTACTTTAAGGTATGATGGAACTGCAAATCAATTTAAAGTTATAAGACATGATAATAGTGCTGCTGGAGTAGATGTAATTACTATTGGCAGAGGTGCAAACACAGTAGCGTTTGCTGGTGGTATTACAATGGGTGGTCAACAAATCGATATGGTTAATGGTAACATTGTTAATGTAAATAATTTAACATTTAATGATCCTGGCGGTAATGAAGGTATAAATTGGAATGGTGGTAACTTATGGAGAATATTTGAATCACCTAACGACTTAAGTAATGCTTCTGGTAATTTACAATTTGTTAAAGATACTACAAGGTCAATGACTTTAGATACATCTGGCAATTTATACACTTTAGGTGGTTTAGATGCTGGTAGTGTAATTAGCAGAAATACATTGTCAGTTACTGGTGTATCTACATTTACATCAAGAGTTGATATGACTGGTACAAGTGGATGGAACTCACCTAGTTATTTTTATGCTGCATATACTCATACTACTGGTATGAGAATGGTAGGTAACGAATCTCAAATTGATCTTGTATCACAAGATTTAGGAGAACACTCAGGTTCTCTTTTATTAAGAGGTGCTAATCAAGGTTTTGGGTTAACAAATAGTATTACAAATAACAGATTAGAAATTAAATATTTTGTAGCAGATGATGATTCATTTACAATACATGGTAGTGGAACAAATGTAAGTACATTAACAGATGTTGTTTTTTTCAATTCTGATGGTAGTGTTGATTTCAAAAATAATATAAATGTTACTGGAAATACTACTGCTAATGGTTCTTTAACTGTAACCTCAGATACTGGTTTAAAAATAAGAACAACAACAAATGGTGTTGGAGCTAAAATAAATTTTAGTGATCATATAACAACTGGAACTTTACAAGAGGGTACATTATATTTTGCTCATGCAGACAACACCTCAATAGGTAGTGGTGCCGCTTTTCATTTTGATACTACTGAAACACAAGTTAGTGTTGTATCTGGTGATGCTACTAGCGAGGGGAATTTTTTATCTTATTCAAGAGCATCAACAGCAGAGGTTGATTATGGTTTTGTAGCAGATTTAAATACTGGTATGTATCGACCAGCTAATCATCAACTAGGTTTTGTTGTTAATGGTTCAAGAAAAATACAATTGACCGCTGATGGTGTGTTTATACAAAATGGTTCATTATATGTACAATCTGGTACTGCCGCAGTTCCCTCATTGCAAATAGGTGATACAGATACTGGTTTTTATGATGCTGGAGCAAATGTAATAGGTATTTCTACTGGAGGTGTTGCACAAGCTACATTTGGTTCATCACCTAATGGAACAATACCTTTGAGAGTTTTTGGAAGTGGAG